AAACAAAAACTTTATGATATTGAAAGACGAATTAACATTGCAGAGAATAGGCAAATGGCTATTAAAATTCTCCTTAATTCTCTTTATGGCGCTATGGGCAATAAGTACTTCAGGTTCTTCGATCAGCGAATTGCCGAAGCAATCACATTGTCTGGCCAACTCACAATACGATGGGCCGAAGTTGCCATCAACAAATATCTTAACAAAGTGCTGTCTACCAAGAATAGAGATTATGTCATTGCCATCGACACCGATTCTCTGTATGTATGCCTAGATGATTTAGTCAAACTGGTCAATCCTGTTAATATAGTTGACTTCTTGGATAAAGTTGCCAGTGAAAAACTTGAACCAGAACTTGTCAAATCATATGACGAACTATATAAAATGATGGGTGGCATAGAAAATCGCATGGTGATGAAACGAGAAGTAATTGCAGATCGTGCGATATGGACTGCCAAGAAAAGATACATTCTTAATGTATTTGATAACGAGGGTGTTCGATATGCAGAACCCAAACTCAAAATTATGGGTATCGAGGCAATCAAATCATCAACGCCAGAACCATGTCGAGATGCTCTAAAAGAAATTTTTAAAGTGATTATGACTGGTGATGAAGTAAAGACCCAACTATCAATCAAACAATTTAAACAGTACTTCTGTTCATTAGGTGCAGACAAAGTTGCATTCCCACGTGGTGTATCCAATGTTTCGGAATACCGAGATGCTGCAACGATATACAGAAAGGGCACTCCTATACATGTGCGTGCTGCACTACTACACAATCACTTACTCGATAATTATAGTCTAAATAAGAAGTATGAATCAATTAAGAACGGCGAGAAGATTAAATTTGTATACCTGAAAACCCCTAACAGTTTAAAAGAAAATGTTATTGGATTCACTCAGTATTTGCCAGAAGAATTTGCCTTGACTAAATATATTGACTATGAATTACAATTTGAAAAAACCTTCTTGGCTCCAATCGAACCAATACTTAAATCAATTGGTTGGTCGGCCGAAGAACAGTCGTCTTTGGAAAGTTTTTTTGGCTAAACACTTTACAAGCACGTCTAAATATGATATAATATACACATTAATGGAGAAAATATGAAATTAGTTAGATTATCATCCGGTGAAGAAATTATCGGAAATGTAGAAGAAAGCGCCAACGGTATTACCATTACCGATGGGTTTAGCCTTATTCCAGCAGGAGAGGGCAAGATTGGGTTTATGCCTTTTATGGCTTATACCGAGGCAGATAAGGGAGTTAATATACCAGAAAGATTTGTAATGTTTATGGTAGATCCTAAACCAGACTTGGTACAACAGATTAACAGCATGAAGTCTGGTCTTGTAGTACCACAGAAACAAGGAATTATTACGTAATGCAATCACGATATCCAATTTACATTATATCTAAGGGTCGTGCTGATTCAAGGCTTACTGTAAAGTCATTGGATGACATGGGTGCGATGTATAGAGTTGTTATCGAAGAATCAGAGTATGATGATTATGCTGCAGTAATTAATCCTAACAGATTATTAGTTTTACCTGAAGGGTTTAGAGAAAATCCAAAATGGGCAATACGTTGTGAAGATACCGGATTGCTAGGTGGATCCATTCCAGTTCGTAATTGGGTATGGGAACATTCTATCAATGAAGGCCATAAACGCCATTGGATTCTAGATGATAATATCCATAATTTTTATAGATTACATAATAATAGAAAGACCAAGATGACTACCCCAACTTGTTTTAGGGTATGTGAAGATTTTACTGACAGATATACTGACGTCAAAATGGCAGGTATGAACTATGCGTTCTTCTGTCCAGCCTCAACCAAGAGGCCGCCATACTATCATAATACTAGAGTGTATTCTTGTATACTACTTGCAAATGATGTATATGGTGAATTATATTGGCGAGGTAAGTATAACGAAGATACTGATTTATCACTAAGAGTAATTAAGGGTGGATATCACACTTTATTATTCAATCAAATGCTATGTGGAAAAGTTGCCACATTGACTATGAAAGGTGGTAATACGAAAGAGGTATATGGTATTGACCAAGTGGGTGGCCAAGATACACGTGCAGGAGAGAACTTTGATCACAGACGAGAGTTTGCAGAGTCACTACATGCACAACATCCTGAAGAGGTTAAGATAACCCAAAAATGGGGAAGATGGCATCATCACATTGATTACAGCCAATTTCAACATATAAAACCTACAAAGAAACCAGGTCTAAATATACCTAAAGGTAATAACGAATATGGTATGAGATTAGTAAAACTAAAATCAGCAGATATAATGACAGAGCAGGAGGAATTAAATGTCGAATAATAGAGATAAATTTGTTAATTACGAGCCACAAAACTTGTTTGTGCTAGATGGTAGTGAAGAAGAAACTACCCCTTATGATTGGGATGGTATGCCATCGTTTAATCAGCCGCAAGATGAAGCATATAAACTAATTAAAGTTCGTTTCAGAAATGAAGCAGACTATAGAGAATTTGCCGAACTCATTGGTCAACGTAATATGACACCCAAAACTAAAAGTATTTGGTATCCAGTGCTAGATAAAAAAGCGCACAGTTTGGATCGTTATATTGACGAGGATCAAATGGATGAAATGGACATTGATGAAGTATTGGATTAATGAAGGTATTTATTTTACCCTATACGTTTAGGTCATTCTTTTCGTATCATAAAAGAGCATCTGGCATTGACCAAGGTGCATTGTGCCAATTAAGAGCATTACAAAGTGCTGGACATGATGTAAGGTTATATAGTGCGTTTACTGATTTGCACGAACACCTGGATGGAATTGATTATTTCAAAGGTGAGATACCCGAAGGTATTGATGTAAAGGACTACGAGAAATCCAAGAGAAGTGCAATTACAAATGATATGATTCGATCCATTAAAGAGTTTAATCCCGATGTGATATTCTCTAACTACTTATTCAATCATTACCCATACGAGAAGTTGATGAATTTGGATATACCTATAGTCTTTTCATCTATGACTAATCCGGGGTTCTGGTCAGACCTAAACTCAGCATGTTTGATGAATGACTTTTGCGAACAGGGACATACCTTTATTAACTGTTCTGCCTATCACAAATCACGTACCGAAAAATTCTACCAAAGATGGCCCGAGTATAATGTTCCTATAGAAGGCACTCTATTCTGCTCATATTCCGAAAGAGAAACTGTACAAGAATCTGATGGTATTATACGACATTGCTCTGCAGCCAATAGTGAAAAATCTACATTCTTTATCCATGAGGCATTTAATGACACTGATATCAAGACAGAAGTATATACCGCCTTTAATTACCTAAACAAGAACAGCAAGAACGGCAAGTATATCGACAAGAATATGACTCAGTTTAAAGACAATCCCGATCGAGCCATTAGACTTAATATAGACCATGGGGAAATGGTTAACGAGATAGGCAAGTCATTGTGCACGTTCGTAGGTCTTGCTACGTATGATACCTTTACTATCACTTCATTGGAATCTCTAAGTAGAGGCGTTCCTGTATTGGTAAAGAACTATAAGGGCCAACATCCTGCCAAAGAAATGTTACCAGATGATATGAAACAGTTCGTTCATATATTTGAAAATAAGGCAGACATGCACGCCAAGGTAAAAGAATGGTCAACACTTACCTTATCCGACAGACAGGCAATTGCAGATGCTGCATACAGCATGACAAGTAAAGATGCCTATACCAATAACCTCGTACAAATTTGTACGAACGCCATAACAAAATATAAAAATAATGCAAATAATGGTTTACATTTAAGTCAATTTATGATATAATATACTATATGATATCGGGTACACTATTTAAATCACTCTATGATACTGCCACGGTCAACAAGATTGACTTCGAGGACTTTTCTCAGTTTGAACAAGTGCTCTATAAATTGGCAGATATACCAAGAAAGAACAAGACATCAGCATACTTGATGTCCCCAGCATCCTATCTGGATAAAACCACCCGAAAGAATGATAATGTTACCAAGTGGGGCGGATGGTGTGCTGTAGACGTAGACGAATTCGTAGGTGATTTACAAGAATTCTTAAAACATAAATGTGGTAAGTATCACTTTGTTTGCTACTCTACAGCATCTTCTACTAAAGAAACCCCGAAATTCAGATTGGTCTTTCCAGTAAAGAGAGAAATCAAACGAGAAGAAATCAAGCACTTTTGGTTTGCTCTAAATACAGAACTAGGCGAGATGGGTGATATCCAGACCAAAGATTTATCACGTATGTATTATATCCCAGGTAAGTATGCAAATGCTAATAATTTTATATTCACCAATGAAGGCGATTACATAGACCCAGATGTTTTAATGGAAAAACATGAGTACATAGAAAAGACTGGTAATACCTTCTTTGACAAATTACCTAAATCTATGCAAGAGGCATTAATTAACCATACAAAGAACTCGCTCACAAATACAGATGTTAAGTGGACTTCCTATCGTGACTGTCCATTCTTCCCAAAACAATTAGAAACTGAATATAAAACTATTAGTGGAACTGGCTGGTATTATAAAATGTATCAGATTATGGTGGCGCTGGCAGGTAATGCGATTAAGTCTAAATACCCTATAACAAGTAAAGAAATTGCATGGATGTGCAGAGAACTTGATATGGATACTGGAAACTGGTACGACAAGAGACCTCTTGATAAAGAGGCCGAACGTGCCCTAGATTATGTAATGAGGAATCAACTATGACACAATATGATGAAACTGTAGAAAGACAAAGGCTTCTATTAGAGGCCGAAGATTGGGCAATGGGAGTTAAGTCACTTCACGTCCATTGTTTTACTTCTATGTGGTATGACACTAGACCGCAAGATACAAATTACGGTAAAGAAAATGTTACCGATGTTGAATATAACTGTGGGTTAATTAAAAGATCCAAAGATGGTAAACACATTCATACTTTTGGTGAGGCGCTAAAAGGTAATGCACTAATCGATGCATACGTGAGGAACACTTAATGAAAAAAATAACTGTAGTAGGCTCTGGTTATGTAGGTATGGCAAATGCTGTTATGTTGGCAAGATATAATGATGTAACCATACTTGACATTGATAAAGAACGAGTTGATTTAGTTAATAATAAAAAATCAACTGTAGGTGATTCATGTATACAAGAATATTTAGATAATGAGATATTAACTCTAAGGGCAACTACAGATTCAGAAACTGCATATACCGATGCTGAATGGGTAATCATTGCAACTCCAACCGACTATGATGAAACTAAAAATTACTTTAACACAAGTAGTGTTCAATCTTGTATTAGGGATGCTAATTCTATCAACCCTGCGGCAAATATTGTTATTAAATCAACTATTCCTGTAGGATTTATTAACGAGATGCAAGTTAAATTTTCTAGGTTTAACATAATGTTCTCTCCGGAAT